GCCCGTATAAAACCTCATGTCTGCACTGGCTCGTGTCATAATTGACAATCCACCACTTGCACCTGTTCCTGAACCAATGGTAGCTGCGTCCTGTACAAATCCACCTGCTGTAGTAGCAGACGCTCCATAAGCTTGTAGGAATAATCCGTCAGAAACCGTTGAACTATTCGTTATATATACAGTTGATTCTGCCGCTGCCCCTGAATTTGCATTGATAAAATGACCAAGAACAGGATCACCATTAATAGACTCAATAGCTTTTAACCCAATAGTAGTTATATCACCATCCACATTGAGCGTAGAGGCCATGTCCACAGCACCGTCAATGTCCACAACATCTAAATTAGTGGTGCCATCAACGTCTATGTCGCCTGAGATGTCTAAAGCGGTTCCGATTAAGGTTTGCGTAAAGGTTACTTGACCGTTAGCAGCAATGGTCATGGCATCTACATCTGAAGCAGACCCAATAGTTTTGCCGTCACCAATGATAATGTCATCGGTAAATGTAGCTATTCCTGTAACACCCAAGGTGCCGCCAACCGTGGCTAGTCCACCTATAGCAACATCATCCGTTACGGTCAGATCGTCTTGTACCTTCAGGTCAACAACATTCAGAGATGCAAAGGCATCAACCATAGCTGCGCCAGAACCCGCTCCATCTGAGTAGATAGCCTTGGTGTCTCCAGCCGGTATGGTGATATTCGCGCCAGAACCTTGGCTGATAATGATGTTCTGTGAGCCGCTGGTAGCGTTCTCAATAAACCAGAACTTGCTTACGGGGTTTGGGCCAATAGTAATTGTGCAAGCAGAGTCTAGAGTCCCAGTATATTTGAGGAACATACTCCTACCGGGATCAGTAGAACCATCAGCAATAGTAGTGGTATGAGTATCCGCATTAGTGGTTATCGCCTCTGTACCAAATGAAAAAGCTTCGCCTATCAATTCGAGGTTAGTATTTGTACTCGTGCCCCAGGTTCCCGCTTCATCGCCAGTGGCAATTTCTTTGAGCCGTAAATCATTTACATAAGTTGCCATTTTAAGCTACCTCTTCCCAATTTGGTGTTTGGCTGTCATCAACATTTGACCAGCTCGGTGTTTGACTGTCATTAACATTTTGCCAATTTGAATCTTGACCTGGAATAATCGGCCCCCAAACCAGCACGCCCCCCACCAAACCAGTAGCAGACACACCTGTAGGAGTAACATCAGCCGCTGCAGTTGCAGTGACAGTTCCAATCGCTGATGTACTTTCAAATCCTGAAACGCTGATCGTATTGTTTGTAACCAGCGATATGGTTCCAAGCGCAGACGTTGCAGCCACTCCTGTGACAGAAACATTTGCGGCAGCGTCAGTTGTGATAGATCCGACTGACGCCGTTCCAGAAACGCCTGTGACAACGGCTGTTCCCGCCGCATCAACCGTGATTGTACCAATTGCAGACGTTCCGACATTGCCAGTAACCGCTGTGTTAGCTGCTGCAGTAACCGTGACTGAACCGACTGCACTTGTCCCTGCAACGCCTGTGACTGACGTATTGGCCTCTGCGTCAACGGTGACAGAACCAACCGCGCTCGTTCCAGCAACGCCTGTAACCGAGGTGTTAGCTGCAGCATCAATTGTGACTGTGCCAACGGCTGAAGTACCTGCGACACCCGTGACGGTGACTGGGAGCTCAGTATCCCATGCGCCTTCGCCCCAAGTGCCTCTACCCCAGCCATTAATGATTGCCACACGTTAAGTCCTATGCGATGCGAATTATCGCGTTGGATGCGTCAGCTGTAGGGAACTGTATGGTGAAATCACCAGCAGTTGATGTCTTATCACCACCGAAATCCAATGCGCACACTGATGGATCACCAGACGCAGTGTCATTAAATATAAGGCATCCACGCGCAGTCACTGTTGCATTTGAAAATGTTAGGTCTGCAAAATCTGTAAAAGCTGTCGTGCCTGATGTGGTTGGGTCTACACGAGTTAAAGAAGCTCCCTTTGCCGTATAGTTTGTACCGCTTACTTCATTAGAAGTCGTGTACGCAGTCGTACCCGCACCCAAGCTTGCGCTGCTTGTGTACAAAGCGAGATTAAACGTGTTACCGCCAGAGTTCTTAAAGTTATGGACTGCTTCCATAAGTTCTTGTTTGAAACTGGTGCATAGAGCCGTCGTGATAGCCATTAGAGCCTCCTAATTATCTCAGCCACATCTTCGTGGCCTTGTCGGTTTAATTCGTTAATAAGCGTCGTTCTGTCGCTCTTAATCGCCTCTCTCATATAGTATGCAATTAGCTTCAATACGGCATCCTTAAATGCAACAGCTTGTTGAGCTATGACAGGATGACACTCTTGGCCAACGCTTACGATTCTGTCAGAAACTGCCTTGGCCCAGAAGTCTACATCGTGACCTTTGAACTCAGTTGTCGCGACAGAAACATCACCTATCTGAGATTTTTGTTCGTTTAAAAACATACCTATGATCGATTGATGTCGTACCTGGCTTCATCTCTTGCACCATAGCCCTCACCCAACTTCTTCAAAGCAGCAACTGCAGCAATGAATCGTTGTTCGTATTGACCAATTTCTTCTGGCACCTTTAAGAATGTAGCTGCTTCTACAAGCGTGCCGTACAACAAAGCGTCTGGCGCATTCGTAGATAACCAAGTTGTGCCGCTATCTGACCCTGCAGTTAAGGAATCAGGTCGATACTTATAGTGCAGCTCAAACGTGTAAGTAGAGTCTGGTGTTGGCCCAAGAATAAACGTGGTGTCATCGAACAGCGCGTAGTACTTAGGCGTGCCAGTGGTCGCTGGATTAGGCGTGTAATCTCTGATGAACGACACATGTTTAAAGAGCAGGTAAATGTAGGCGCTGCTAGATATCACAGCCAAACTGTAAGGCGACAAAAAATCAGTTGGAGTAGAGAGATATGTATTGCTCGCTGCAGCTGTACCTGTGACATTCTTTCTGAACACAGGAAGCTCGACGTTCTTTAGGATGCGTTCTTCTGCTTCTTTAATGAACGTATTTAAGTCAGCGACAAATGTTGTCTCTGTAGTTTCACAGTAATCTTGAACTGTGGATTTTAGTGTAGCTAGTGTAAAGCTCATGATATCACCACCGTTACTGTACCTATTTCACCTGTTGCAGCTTCTTGTGAAAATTCTGAACCAATCACATCGTCTGTAACAGACATAACTTTGTTTGCGTCTATTGTTCTTACAACCCCGGCACCAGCAACAACATTTGGTGATATGTCTGGCCTAGGATGTCTCAACGCTTCAGGATCAGCAAGATGTCGAACAGGTTCTAGTTGAGGGTGTTTAGGCTCAAAACATTCTGAACAAACGCGGAACCCAGTCCACTCTTTCTGCAACTGAGTGTACTTGTATCTAAACCCGCATCGATCACATATTGCTATCGAATGCTTGCCAGATGCATAAGCCATTACGCTCGCCTATAAGAGCGAAGACCAGGGGCTATGTTAAGGGATGCTCGACTTTCATCTTGATCTGCCGCTCTAGCAAATTCTTCTTCATAAAAAGATTTAAGCATTTGCACACGATCAGGCGCTTTCTTCAAAGCTATGTAGTACGACAAACCTGCAGCCAAACAAGGATAGAACCTAAATGGCATATCAACGGTATTAGCACTTGCGTCTGCGTCCTCTATACGAACCAAGCGATTTATAATTACTTGGTCAGTCGCGTTCTCTGAAGCAGGCCAAATGTAAAGCCTTGGCGTAATTTGTTTATCTAAAAACCATTGGGTTGGTCGAGCTTGAGTATCTTTGTTTGGAATATTCCAATACTCAGATCTTCCAACCTGGCTCATTTGAATGTCATTTGTTTCGCCGTTTTCAGTTCTACGCAAAACAACATCAAGAACATCGATGGTGCTCGAGCTTAAATCTAAAAACTCATCAGCAAGAGACAGGGTGGTTGTAGAGTTTGTAACCGTCCACTGATTCAAGCCTCTGTTTGCCCAATCAGCAAACAAAAGATTCAATGATCTGCGAGCGGTTACAGCATCATAAGAGGTGCGAAGCTCAAGCCCACACCTCTCAAATGCTTCTACGATGTACTCTGCTACATCTGGTTCAAAGTCTCTACTTCCAGAAGTCGCCATTAGTAACTCTTTAGCACTTCCACAATTACAGTGTAAGTATCAGTGTTACTAGCACCTATGGTCGTAAACTGCACATCTCCCGTCTTGCCATCACCCGCGTTATTGGGGAT